ATAAGAATCTACAAATTGTGAAAACCAGGGATCTTCTTTAATGAGTAGGTTTTCAAATTTTTTATCATCATTCTTCTTTACTATGCGCAATATGGCTTTTGACCAATGAGAAATAAACGGGGTCGTTGGGTCTGTTATCAGATATCCCGTGGCTTTACGAGAAAGCACACGTTCAACTGGAACCAAAACAGGAGTAACAGACAAATGTAATGAAGGAAGCCTCCGTTTGATGTCGCACATAGATTCAGAGGTGGTCCAAGGGTCTAGGTAGCACCGTCCAAGAAAAGTCACATCCTCTCCTGGGAGCACCATTTCGGCCTTTAATTTCAGGCCGAGCTTGGTACACACTCGTTCATAGATTTCGCTAGGTATATTTGGGGTTAGGCCATCATCACCACCATACAGACCCATCTTATTGTAGGCCTCGTTGGGAGTAGTAGTGTGGCGGATGGCGATGTAAGCTACTAAAGCGTTGCAAAGAGTATTAAAATCGCTTGTGTCAGATGATCCAGATAAACGTGAGTATCCAGTATCATATCTTAAGCCGTTATTTGTGATAGCCTTGACGTTAAATTGACCTTGTTGCAAATCATTAACTTCTTTATGGTAACTCGGATTGAAAAATCGTAGTAACACAGACCGTTCAAAATCTGCTAAGAATTTTCCATGGGTACCATCAAAACGACTGAAGTCAGTGGGTATTAACCAATCTGCGTCAGCGCAAACGTCTCGTAAGCGTTCGGTTATCTTAATGGGGTGTTTGCCGAAAGCGTACCAAGGGTTTTGCTTTATGAAAGATTTTATCGAGTATATATAGGAAGAATAACGTAGTCGATGGTCAGCATTCAAAGTGCTGATATTTCGGGGATCTTGTATTTTAGAATAGACTTCCGATTTTTGGAAAGCTTTCACGACCACATTCTGGAGAAAAGAGAAAGGTTTTGTAGCCTCATTCTGAGCTCGTTGTGTGGGTCGGTTCTGTAGGTCTTCTACGTGTTTCTCTTCATACGGGACTCCTGTGTGGACCTTATCAACTGGTATGAGGAAATTCAAGAATTCAGTCATACATTGGTGATAAAAAGGAGGCACTTTTAAATCTTTATTTTTAATGTTGATTATACGACCTTGTACGCAGGCGTTGTCGTTGTTATAAGATTTCATAGGACCAAAGCCCAAGTTGGTGTAAGCAGGTCCCACAACACGAACGGAGGGTTTACCATCTTCGGTTACGAGAGGATATAGTGTTTGATAGTTTGAGCTGTTGTAGTTTGGCACTGTTAAAATGTTTGCTGGCATAGCTATTAATTTACGCAAGTACAGCGAAATAAATAGGGATGCACAATGAGTTGGGTCAATAATATTTGGGTCGGTGCGGAAAATTCTCTCAACATCACTGATGGAGGGGTCTTTTGCTAATCCGCATCTGATCAGAGCCGTCTGATACAATTTCAAGGGTACTGTGGCGCATAAATGATCAGCATTGCTTTTGAAAGAAATCATTAAGTCATTGTCTTTCATCTGATAAGTGTTTGATACTAAGTCTCCTACGTTGAACTCGCGGCGGTTTAATCGTTTGCCAGGTAAAAGCCAGGCTAAAGGTCCATACACTACGCGAGTAGGAAACAGTCCAATAATTCGTCGGGTTGCATCATCCGTCATACGTTGTTCAACTAAATAGACAACGCTGCCCCACCAATAATCAAAAATTAGGGAATCAGTGTC